ACTGGCACCACCCCTGCCACGAATATCCTGTACCTGACGGACGCATTACGGAAGTATGGGCACAGACCGACTTCCTCATCGCCGTCCACAAGCCGGACCCGACCAAGAGCCGGGGCCAGTACATGGATTTATTGGAGCTTTCTGTAAAAGAAGACCCGGACTGCCCGCGCAACGCCTTCTACTACGCCCGCGAGTTGAGCTTCCATAGCCGGTGGCAGGAATCCGTTGACGCCTGCAAGAGCTATCTAAAGCTCCCCCGCGCCACATGGCAGAATGAGCGGTGCTACGCCTACCGCGTCATGGGCAGGAGTTATAACGAACTCCTCAATGTCGAAGCCGCTGAGAAGGCCTTCCAGATGGCCGCGTCCGAGGCCCCCAACACCCGCGAGCCTTGGTGTGAGTTGGCGCTTCTGTGCTACCGCCAGAGCCGCTGGGAGGAGTGCTTTGCCTACGCCATGCGGGCGCTGCGAATCACCAATCGCGAGGCCGTCTACACCTGCGACCCCGCCGTGTGGGGCTATCAGGCCCACGACCTCGCCGCCGTCGCCGCGTGGAACCTTGGCCTCAAAGACATCGCAATTCAGCAGGGGCAGCTTGCGGTCGATCTGGAGCCGGGGGACAGTCGTCTCCGTGCCAACTTGGATTGGTACATGGGTAAAGTTGAGCTTGAAGAGGAAGCGGCGTGATGGATTTGCAGTCAATTCTCAACATCATTGGCGGCGGCGCCATCGCCACTGGCGGCTGGTTCGCCCGCGAAATCTGGGGCGCAGTAAAGGAATTGCGCAGGGATTTGCACGAACTTGAGGTTGATATGCCCAAAAACTATGTCAGCAAGCCCGACATGGACAAGCGCATGGACCACATTGAGGACATGTTCAAGCGGATCTATGACAAGCTGGACGGAAAGGCTGACAAATGAGCACAACGGAAGAAAAGCAGGAAAAGATCGCCCTTGAGATGGCCGCAAGCGCCAGCAAGGGCGCGCTGGTTGAGAAGATCGTCTTCGCTGGCATTCCGATCCTGTTCTCTTGCGTCGTCTACCTCATGAGTTCGCTTTCTGCTGCCAACAACGAGATTATTCAACTAAAGTCTAAGGTGGCTGTCGTTGTCAACGCCGACAACAAGGCCATCCCCCCGCAGGGCACAACCATCGACATGGCGCAGATCAGGGAGCACTTGAGCGACCAGATTTCCAAGGTTGACCGAGAAAGTGCCTTGGCCCGCGCCGCAATGACTTTGGACCGTGAACGCTCAATGGCCGCCATTGAAAAGAGCCGTATGGACATGGTGGCTGACGCCGCGCAGGCCCGCGCCGCCATCCGCTTTGACATGGCACAACTAATCGCCGCGCTCGACAAGCGCATCACCCTGCTTGAGAAGGGCAAATAAATGGATCTCCTCGCCAAATTCGGCCCCCTACTTGGGCAACTGGCCCCGTCCATCGCCACGGCGCTGGGTGGCCCGTTGGCTGGAGTTGCCGTCAAGACCCTGTCCAGCGCCCTCTTTGGGCATGAGGACGGCACAGAGGAGCAGATCTCCGAGGCCATGGCGTCAGCCACGCCCGATCAGCTCGCCGCAATCAAGAAGATCGACGCAGATTTTAAGGTGCAGATGAAGAGCCTCGACATCGACCTTGAGCGCATCGCAGCCGGTGACCGCGACAGCGCCCGGCAGATGCAGCGGGAGACAAAGGACTGGACGCCCAAGGCCCTCGCCTTCTTTATCACGTTTGGGTTCTTCGGGGCGCTGATCTGGATCATGGTATTCGGGATACCGCAGACGGGAACCGAAGTCCTCCTGATGATGCTGGGCTCTCTCAGCACCTCGTGGACCGGCGTGATGCAGTTCTACTTTGGCTCGTCGGCTGGCTCCAAGGAAAAGAACAGCCTCCTCGCCGCTAAGGACAAGTGACATGCAAGAGAATTGGGATGACAGCTTCGCCGCCGTCTTGAAGCACGAAGGTGGCTACGTCAACGATCCGCGTGACCCCGGAGGGCGCACCAACTTGGGCGTCACGCAGCGGGCTTGGGAGGGCTACGTCGGCAAGCCCGTGGACGAAACTTTCATGCGCAAGCTTACGCCTGAAATAGTGAAGCCGTTCTACAAGGCAATGTACTGGGACAAGATCAAGGGCGACCAACTCCCCAACGGCGTGGACTATGCCGCCTACGACTTGGCGGTAAACTCGGGCGTGGGCAGGGCGACAAAGTTTTTGCAGACAATTGCTGGCGTCACGGCGGATGGCGTCCTCGGCCCCAAGTCTATGGGCGCCATCAGGGAGTGCAACCCCGAGCAGATGGTTGACGCCCTCTGCGACATGCGCCTCGACTTCCTCAAGCGCCTGCCGACCTTTGAGACGTTTGGGAAGGGCTGGAGCCGCCGCGTGGCCGAGGTCAAGGACAAAGCCTCTGGCATGGCGTAAACTGCCCGGCAATGGTATAAAGGGCGGATCACGGGGTTAGTCATGACCACAGGCCTCACATATTCGCAGTACGTCACCCAAATCGCCACGATGGCCGTCGTGGCGGAGACTGATGCCGCGTTCGTCACGATCTTGCCCCAGATGATCACCTACGCCGAGAACCGGATGTACCGTGACATCGACTTCATGTTTACCTCCACGTCCCTGCACGGCGCCAGCTTCGTCCTGACTGCTGGAAGTAGGAACCTGTCCTTCAACATCAACTTGGCGTCAAATTCGGATGCGCAGGCCGGGACCTTCGTTGTCAGCGAGCAGATCAATCTCTTGACGGGGCCGCCAGTTCTGAATGTTACAGCCGCCTCTGGCAACGGCACTACAGCCACTCTCACATATTCCAGCACCTACGCGTTCTCCGCCGGGCAGACGATCACTGTGGCTGGAATGGTCCCCGCCGGGTACAATGGGACTTACACCGTAACCAGCTCGTCGGCGGGGTCTGTGTCATACGCCAGCACAACCACTGGGAGCATGACCACCGCCGGAACAATCGACGGAAGCAGCAACGCATCCACCACCAATAACCCCGACTTGTGCGCCCGCATCCCCCTCCTTCCCACGTCGAAGGAGTTCCTTGACGCCGTCTACGGGTCATCTTTTACCGCCAATCGCGGGCAGCCCCAGTACTTCGTGCCCTTCAATGAGACGCTGTTCTTCGTCGGCCCAGTGCCAGATCAGGCCTACCCGGTCGAGGTCGTCGGCACCTACCGGCCCAACAGCCTGTCCGCGACAAACACCTCGACGTTCATCAGCCTCTACTTGCCTGATGTCTTCATCATGGCCTCAATGATCTACATTTCGGCGTACCAGCGCAATTTTGGGCGCCTGAACGATGACCCGCAGATGGCCATCACCTACGAGAGCCAGTATCAGGCCCTCCTCAAGAGCGCCATCGTCGAGGAGGCCCGCAAGAAGTTTGACGCCGCCGGGTGGTCCTCGCAGAGCCCCGCCACCGTCGCCACCCCGACGAGGGGATAAGCCATGCCCCACAGCGCGCTCAAACTTATGCCCGGCGTGGATGTCAACAAGACGCCAGCCCTCAACGAGGCCGCCATATCTGAGAGCCAGCTCATCCGGTTCATCCCTGACCGGACGCTTGGTGGCTTGGTGCAGAAGCTGGGCGGCTGGACAAAGTTCTACGCGGGCCAGATCGGCTCCACTGTCCGGTGCTTGTGGGCGTGGGAAGACACTAACGCCAACTCCTATCTGGCCGTCGGCGCCGATGGACTTGTTCCAATTGTTGTGACCGGCGCCAGCGGCAATGGGACGACGGCCACCCTGACATTCACCGGGCCGTTTGTCTTTACAGTCAATTCCGCCATTCTCGTCGGCGGCATAAACCCGAATGGCTACAACGGCACCTATGTGGTCACAGCCGCCACATCGACCAGCGTCTCATACGCCAACGCCACGACAACCGCCTACGTCTCCGGCGGCACAATCACCGGCGCGGGCAACTCCCTCGGCGTCATCGTCTCGGGCGGCAGCCAAGACATTACGCCCGAACAGATAACGACCAACGAGGCCGTCAATTTCAGCACCACGTCCGGCAGCACTGCCGTCGTCATCGTGGACACGGCCAGCAACACGAACGATTACTATGTTGTTGATATACAAACGCAAATTAGCATTGGCGGGATTGTCCTATTTGGACAATATCAAGTGTCTAATCCGGGGTTGAACGCCAACCAGTACACAATTTACGCGGCCACCGCCGCGACCGCGACTGTCGCCAATGGCGGCGCCGTGCCATCATTCACTACGACCAATGGCGTCAACTCAGTCTCAGTCACCCTGAACAATCACGGGTATTTGGCCGGGGACACGTTCACGGCACTGGTCGCGACGACAGTCGGCGGCGTCACCATATACGGCAACTATGCCGTCATCAGCGTGACCAGCGGCAACGTCTTCGTCATTGCGGCGTCCAATTCCGCGACATCCACCGCCACCGGCTCAATGAACGGCGGGCAGGTTCACTTCGTCTACCGCAATGGTGTCGGCACATATCCGCCCGGCGTCGGCTACGGCGTCGCAGGGTACGGCTTCTACGGCTACGGCGGCGTCGTCCCCACCAGCTACCGGGGCGTTCCGATCAACGCCACCGACTGGACCTTGGACAACTGGGGCCAAATCCTCATCGCCAACCCGCTGGGCGGCCCAATCTATTCGTGGGATCCGACGACGGGCACGGCGGTCGCCAACGTGATTGTCGCCGCCCCGACCACAAATCAGGGCATGTTCGTCGCCATGCCGCAGCGCCAGATCATC